GGGGGGGGGGGGGGGGGGGGGCTGTAAGGATCTGAACGCTCTGACGGCTCAGTGGTGAGCCATCGGCGGGCTCCTGTGCTTTAGTGGGTAAGCGATGGTGCCTTATTTATTTTTATGACTGGTTATTTTTGTATGGGCTATGCCTTATCGCGGCGTAGTTTGTCGGCATCATCTTTGAGTTGCAGGGCGGCGATGTCTTTGAGCACTTGCTCGCGCGCCTCTTGGTCGTCCGATTGTTGGGCATTTGCTGCCGCTATTAATTGTTCCCAATTTGTACCGGGTCGTTGCTTATCAAGGAACTGTTCTAAGTGGTGAGTTATGTAATTTGAAACAGTGCGGTTTTCCTTTGCTGCTGCTGCTTGTATCTTAGCCTTTAAACGTTTAGACATAGATACGCTGATGGCAGTTTTATCCACTGCCCGTTCATGGTTTCTTGTTCTCATACAAGCTAAGGATTTAAAGGTATTACAAAATAATGCAAATTATTTATTGACTTGCCGTAATACGGAATATTACGGTGCGTGGATGGAAGACGAAGAACGAATAATACAAACCTTTGAGATCACCCGAGAAATGAAGGAAGAACTTACAAAAACCGCTAAAGAGAACCATCGAACGGTGTCTGGCCAGATTCGCTTTATTATCGAACAAGCCTTGGCCTCTGCCGTACTACGCAGTGATACGGAGGGGATGCTATGAGGACAGCTTTTGAAGAGACCGTACTGGCTGAGATTCGAGAAATGAAAGAGGCGCTGGCCTATCGCACATCGTGGATCGCGGGATATGTGGCTTTGGGTCGCTACCTGGGGTCGTCGGATAAACAGGGACGAGTTGCGAGAGCCTGGGCAACTGAGGAAAGGCTTAAAACTAAAGAAATAAATGGGACGGCCTATTTTAATATCGCTGATGTGGATCGGGCGATGCGCAACGGAAAACAAATCGAGACACGTAAAGGACTATGAACACTTCTAATACTCCCCACGATCGCCAGCCACTCGGCCGCTCGACTTTACAGGACTACATACTTTGCAGTCGTCTCGGCAGTCAGCTGAGGGCGAACCTATCAAAATGGGACCGAGCAGCTCCGTGCCGCATAAATCGCCCCACCTATAAGCCTACATCCCTCACGCTCCTAGCGCGGGGCGGCTGCATTCATTTTATGGGAGGTGCCAAATAATGGGCACCGAAGAGAGCATCATCCGGCGCGTGTTTCCAGTGCTCGAGCAGGCCATCGCGGATGCGGGCGATCTGGTGGCGCCGGACCTTGTGCAATTACAGCACGACATCGTCGAGTGGGACCGTGCTGGCACTGGCAACCATTTTACAACCGAGGCGCTGTGGGACGAGCAGCGGCAACGATAAAAACCAACCCTGGAGGGAAAACAAAATGAATACACATATAGAAATGTTAGTGGCGCGCATCGTGCGGGCCTGTGATGGTGTGACACTATTACGCGGGGTTCGGCGCTCCAAGCAGATCGCCGAAAAGCATGGGCAAGACTGGCCGACGCTGCGGGATGCGGCTTATGGTCAAGCGAGAAGTATACGCGAAAGGGGTGGGCGATGAGTGGGCTGGCTCAAACAGCGCAGCGCTGTAATCAGCTTTGCGACGTGCACTCCGAGCGCTATCTCAGCACAGCGGCTGGCAAGTTTCCGCCAGAAGTGGTGCAGGAATCGATCAAAAAAGTTGCTGAGCAGGGCTTTGAAATCCGTTTAAAATCTGAAAGTGAGTTGAGTGACGAATTGGCGGCTTATGATTTAGCCCAGCGCATACTATCTAAGCCGGTGCTGCGGACCTCTTACACCGATCAGCGACGCCGTGAACTACTCGAAGAGGTAAACGCTTTAATGCACTCGGGGCACTTTGCGGCCGAGGCGTGTAAGATCGCTAAGGTCGAGTACAGTAACTATCTACGGTGGCGCAGTCGTTATGGCGGGCAATTACCGGCACTCCAACGAGTAGGTCGAAAAAGGGGGGATCATGAGCGAGTTTAAACTTGTGAGCGATAGCCCAGAGGTGGCCATGGTGACGGATGCCGACCGCCGCGAACGCCTCGACTGGATTACTTCCCAGTGCTATGCGCGCTTAAATATCTGGGACCGCGATTTCGTCTGCGATCAATCTGATCGGGTGCACTTTACAGGCTCCCAGCGGGACGAGATCGATCGACTGTGGCGGCGTTGGAAGGGCTACTGCTAAATGTTTGTTACTTTAGAAGAAGCCTTTGCCGCGCTGACCCTCGCCGATGTGTGGGAGCTGGCCCCGAACCCGAACGGCACACCGTGCCCGATGCGTGACGGGGTGGTAAAATCGCCGTTTCGCCTGGATAAAAAGGGCGCGAGCTTTTCAGTGTCGAAGGGGTTAAAGGTATTTAAGGATCACGCCGACGAAGCTCAGAAGGGCGGGGTGTGGAATTTCGTGGCGCTTTGCTTTCCTGAATGGAGCAAGCAGCAGCTGGCGCGCAAGTTGATCGAGTTGGCTGGGGGCGACCCTGATCAAAAGGACCCGAATGCGCAGCGCAAAAGCGCTCAAGAATGGAAGGCCGAGAAGGAGAAGGCGATCGAGAAAGCGCGGACCGATTGGGTGCGGGCGCAGCTCGGGCTGGATGAGATCGATGGCGAGCTTTTACTACCGGCACCGAAGCCAGTGGCGCGGGGCTACGAGCTAGCGCTGGAGCGTGCGGCGGTTAATAATTGGCAAGAAGATTTGGCGACTGAACGCGGCTGGCCGATCGAGTGGGTGGCTGGCCTGGTAAGCCTGGGACGTATGGGTGCCGGCCGGAAGTTGCAGCCTGAGTTTAGCGTTGAAAAATACTGTCACAAATTGGGGTCTTGGTCGCTGTGTGGGGTCCATAGTCGGTGGTGTGATGATGATGGCCGCAAGATGTGGAGCTATCGGCCGAACCTCAAATGGGATAAGCAAGCGACGGTGGCTTTGCCATTTGTGCTGGGGTCGGTGAAGGCGCCAGTGTGGGTGATCACTGAGGGGCAATGGGACGCGGCGACCATCTTTGGTATGATTGGTGGATTCAGTGACTATCCAGAATTACAGGCCGCAGTTTTTGGCATCCGTGGAGCGAGTGGTGTGGGCGTATTTATGTCGCACTATGCGCCGCTGCTGCGCCGCATCAAGCCGGTGATCGTGTTAATCCCCGACGCCGACGACGCCGCCAAGGGCTGGACAGAAGACCGCCGCGCACACGCAGGTGCGCTGCCGGTGTGGAGCTTTGCGCACAAGCTGCGCGAGATATTTAAGATCGAGGTGAGGTGGATGAAGTGCACCGCACATAAGGACATCAACGATTGGTGGGCGGCGGGTACTTTGGCTGCTGATTCATTTACTGAGGCGTTGGCGAGCGTATCAAAAGCAAAATAACAATGGGTGAGATTGGACAATTTGAAATAGGGGAGTCGAAAGGCCCGGTCGAGCGTTGCTACTATGAGGCAACGAGCGGCGGTGGGCGTTTTTGGTTCGATATTAATGGGCGCTATCATCAACGCAACGAGCGGCAAATGATGCGCCAGCTCAAAAGCGAGGGTCTGCAAGCCACTATCCCTAAGGGGAGCGAGGCAGAGATGAGCCAAGTGGACGCCGCGCTGCTAGAAATTACAAATCAACGCGAGGTGGACTTTGCTGGCCCATACTCTGGCTGGCATGCTGGCGAGCATTGGATCTCTGGTAAAAAAGTATTGATAACAGAATCCCCGCGACTGATCGCTCCAGCCAGCCCCGAAGATAATGCGGCGCGGCTCGATAGTGAATTACCTTGGGGCGGGGACTGTGCCGGCTGGCCGAACCTTGGACAGTTCCTCGATCGTGGCTTTCGCGGTGTATATGGCACCGAAGAGATCGATCAGCTACCCTACCACCTCGCATGGCTGAAGCGTGGCTACCTCGCGCTCGAGGAAGGGCAACCCAACCAGGGGCACGCGCTGATCATGGCTGGCGATCCTGGCTGCGGTAAGTCGCTGCACATCGCGATCATCACTGAGCTGCTCGGCGGCCGACTCTGTCGTCCGCTGCGCTATATATTCGGCGAGAGTAATTTTAACGCTGAGATGTTTACCTCGTCGCACCTAGTGGTGGACGATGAGGGATCGAAGACGCACATCGGCGATCGCATGATCGTAAAGGCCCGCACAAAGCAGTGCGTGGCGGTAAGTGGTGCTAGCTGCGAAGGTAAGAACAAGGACAGCTTTGAGATCGAGACCTTTATGCGCCTCACGTTTGCGTGCAATCTCGAAGAAGAGAATCTGCTGGTGCTGCCGCCGCTCGACGACGATTTGATCGGCAAGGTGCACTGTTTTAAATTTCACGCGGGTGCGTGGCCTTGGGATGAGCACGCCACTAAGAAAGTGGTGTGGGATTTACTGTCACAAGAGCTGCCGGCATTCCTTTGGTGGTTGCTTAACAAGTTTGAACTACCCGAAGCGCTGGAAGAAGAGCACCTGCGATTTGGGGTAAAGCCATATGCGCATCCCGAGATCGTGCAGGGTATTGACTTCCTAAGCCCCGAAGCGCGCCTGTGGGGATATATCGAGCGCACCGTGCTGAGATCTTCTAATCATTACGCCGACATCATGCTCGGTGCTGGTGAGTGGAAGGGCTCGGCGGTGGATCTCGAAGCGGCCCTTAAAGATGAGGACAGCGGCCTCGATTACAAGGAGCGCGGCAAGGTGCCGCAGGCTAACCCGAACCTGGGCAAGATGCTTAAGAAGCTATCTGAGCGCCCCGCCTACGCTGGCCGCATCGTGCAGGGCCGAGAGTCTGGCGGCAAGAAACGCTATTGGCGATTACTGTCACAAGAAGCCTTCGACAATGAAAAACAACCCGAACAACAGGAAGAGAGATATGATCCGAACGACTAAAAGGCCCCAATCTGTGACACTAGCCGTGGCGTTTGTGACACTTCAAAATCGGCTGAAACCTGCACTGGGGGCGGGCTGTGACACTGTGACACTAGAATCGCCACACGTTTCATGTGCGCGCACACACACTAACTTATTATACATTATTCTGTCTTACTGTCACAAAACGCTGCGATGCGCATGTATAAAGGGCTCGATGCGTGACACTAGATTGGCGGGCAATTTGGCTTACTGTCACACGTTTAAAAACGAGGGGGGGGGGTACTAATGCCAGAGCATAATCAGCAACTACCGAGCGGGCATGCCGGCTTTGCATTTGAGGGTAGGATGCCGGTACCGATCCAAGATGCGGACCGTGGCGAGCGGCGTGAGGTCGATGCCATTCTTGCAGAAGCTGGCTTTGCGGGCTATATCGACGAAGAGATCGACAAGGGTAAGCGCGACGCTGCGCTCCACATGATCCGCGCCGCTTTGCTCGACGTCATACATCCACCCAAAGGCACAGCGAGTGGACTGGCCGCAGTGATCGTCGGCTATGCGATTGGCTTGCCTGGCATGGTCAGCATGAAGGATGCCGCTCGAGTGTATGGGCTCGGCACTCGGGGCAAGGCTGCAATCTCTAAACGAGTAAAGGCATACGCTGAGAAGTATGGGCTGCCGCCATCAAATTACATGAAGTCGGCCGAAGCGTGTGCGACTTACAGATCAACCAATCAAACCAAGCGCAAACAATGAAGACAACCCTGACACATAAACCCATTTTTGATATTAAAGCGCAGGTGCTAACGCTGCCGGATGATGTGAGCGATGCACAACTGGCCGAAGCTTATAACACCATCGAGTCCCTCAACAGCAACCTCAACTGGTGGCGTGGGGATCTGTATGCCCACGTAGCTAAGGTCCGCCCAACTAAGCGCGTCAGCGACTGGTCGCAGCTATGCTTTGACCTACCTGTCGAACAGAATGAAAGGGTGCAGCTAATGATGGAGCAAAGCGCACACCCGCGAGCCTTGCATCGCATGGCGTGTCGTGTCTCAGCTGTCCTCGCCCCCGATCAACGTAAGCCGGGACTGTCCTGGGATTACCACGCGGTGGTGCTTGAAGAGTGCGGGGTGTTCGCAAGCAAGGGCGGGTCTAACTTACACGAGGGGGGGTCTAACATAAACGAGGGTGGGTCTAACATAAACGAGGGTGGGGCTAATATAAACGAGGAGGGGGCTAACTTAAACGAGGAGGGGGCTAACTTAAACGAGGAGGGGGCTAACTTAAACGAGGGGGGGTCGCAAATGAGGAGGGTGGCTAATGCCCTCCGCTGGCTGGACTGGGTGGTAGAGGAGAGGGGCAAGGGCGAGTCGGTGTCGATCTCGGACCTGCGCCAAATGATCCGCGACACTCGAGCAGGCGAAAGTGCTCAAACAATATCAGAGCCGCTCGATGCTACACCACTCAGTCATGTACTGAGAGAAGCTCAGGGCTTTTTACTTCAGGTCCGCAAGCTAGATGTGGCGGCGATATGCTCTGACGATCGCGATCATTTGTTACGATCAATTCAGCCTCTCATCTTTTTCTTTAATCAGCTCGTTGAAAAAAAGTAAGGAATCTTTTTTGGCTTAGGCTATCTCCAGCAGGATAGGCGAACCGCGACGTTTTTCGCGTAAAACTTTTTAAATAACTATAAACACACATGAGAAAATCTAAAGCATCAAATCCAAATCGAGTTGCCCAAACAATGAAGGCGGCCGCGTCGATGTCGGGCTTTACTTTAGACGTGATCAGCGCGGCAAAGAAAGCCGGCTGCGCTGGATTCCGTGGTGCTCGAGTTTACCTGGATGAGCTCGATGAGTTTCTCGCTGCGAATCCTGCCTTGCTGAACTTGAGCCCGGCGGACCGGCTCGACTTTGAGACCAAAGCGGTCAAAAAACAAAAGGCGCAGTTTGATCTGGACCTGGTCAAAGGCGACTACATCCACCGCGGCGAGCTGGCCGAGCATGTGCGCAAAACCGAGACAACCTCGAAAGCGGTGCTGCGAAAGTTTCTCCTGAACGAGTTGCCCGCCAAAGGTGAAATGCTTAGCCGCGCTGCGCTGATCGAACTGACCGAGGACATCTTCGACCGTATCTGCGTCGAAAAACAAAAGGCTTTTTCTAAATGGATCTAACACTCGCCAGAATCCAGCACGGCGCCTGGGAGCGGCCGAACCGTTTACCGATTACCGAATGGGCGCGGCAGCAGATCATCCTGCCCGATGCGTATGCGAAAAGCGGACCGCTCGATCTGCGTCCCTCGCCCTGGCTGATCCCACCACTCGAGGCGCTGATGGATCACCACGTGCAAAAGGTGAACTCGCTCAAAGGATTGCAGACCGGCGGCTCGCTGGTCGGCGAGATTTACGCGCTGTATCGAATCGTCGAATACCCGGCGCCGATCATGTGGAACTTTCAGACCGAAGCGATCCGCGATAAAGCTTGGCGCACGCGGCTCGGCCCGTTGTTTCGCACCGCTCCCTGCATCAAAGACATCATGCCGACCGATCGCCAGGCGTTGTCGCACGACATTATCTCGCTGCCGGGCTGCGATGTGTTGATCCAAGGCGGCGGCCATAATGAGTCGAACTTGCAAACGCTTTCCATCCAGGTGCAGATCAACGACGAGGTTTGGCAATGGGACCCGGGGCTGCTCTATCAAGCCGAAGGCCGCACCGATGCGTTCGGCTCGGCTAAGAAGATTTACAACATCTCGCAAGGTAACGAGCGCGACTCCGACTGGGACGTGGTGTTTAACGAGGGCGTCGTGCATGAGCTGGTGGTGCGCTGCCCAGACTGTACCAAGACGCATCCGCTGATTTGGTCGCAACGTCTCGCCGATGGCAGCTGGGCCGGCGTAGTTTGGGAGAATAAAAAGTACCTCGACGGACGGCCCGACATCGCCACTGCGCAAGCGACGGTCCACTACCGCTGCCCACTGTGCGGCCACCATCACCCCGCCAACGATGCGGCGATGAAAAAGCTCATCAGCACTTGCAGCTACTCGACCGAATACCCGAGCGCCGCCTACCACGCGATGGAGTTGCCCGATCGGGTGGTCGGCAATCCGCCAGGCGTGCCCTACATTAAAAGCTATCACTGGAACTCGCTGGTAACGGTGCCGCTGCCGGAACTCGTCAAAGAATGGCTGACCGCGGACGCGATGCACAAGCTCGGCGACATCACTCTCAAAAAGCAATTTCTGCAAAAGAAGCTCGCGGTCTATTACACCGACACGATGACTGAGCAAGTCGCCGAGCTCCAGCTGAGCGGCTACCAAATGGGCGAGGGCTATGCGGGCGAGACCGACCGGCTGATGTCGATCGATTGCCAGGAAGGCATCGGCGACGACACGCCGCACTTCTGGGTCGATGTGCGTGGCTGGATCGCGGGCTCTGGATCGAGTGGCCTGATCTGGGCCGGCCGCGTCGAGCTCGAGGATGATCTGGTCGAGATGCAGCGCACTCATGGCGTGCCCGCAAAATACGTGGTGGCCGACGGTCGTAATAAGACCGCGCAGGTGGCGGCGATGTGTGGCCGGCATGGCTGGGTGATGCTCATGGGCGACGACCGCGAAAGCTTCCCGCACCAGATCCGCAAGGGCCGCCGTAAAGAGACCGTGCAGAAGCCTTTCTCGAAGGTGCAGAAGTATGACGTGATGAAGGGCAAAGGCCCCGCGCGATATGTCAATTATCTGCTGTGGTCAAATCCGACAATCAAGGACATGCTGCACCGCGTCCGCCACGGCAACGGCGTGTTGTGGGAGTTACCGATGGACGTGCCCGACTGGTATCGCGACCAGCTCGACAGCGAGCAGCGCAAGAAGATCCGCAAGGGCAGCCGCTGGGGCCATCGCTGGGAGCCGAAGGTGCGCAGTAATCCGAACAACCACATCTGGGACTGCGAGTGCATGCAATTCGCGCGCGCGCTGATGGCGGGCCTCTTACCGTTTGACGTGTCGGCCTATGATGAGCCAGCGCCCGAACCGACCCCCGCCGAATCTAAGCAACTCGAACGCAAAACCAAAAAGGATCTGCAAGTCGACGACCGGCAGCTGATGATGGTGGTCGATGACTAGCCTGGCTGCGCAGCTCTCAAAGACCTTTTCCAAACCACTCAACCTCTAAACAGATGTCCTATTTATCACTCATAATCGCACTGATTACAATCGAATCGAACGGCAATAATGACGCAATCGGCGATAGCGGCGCGGCGTTTGGGTGTCTCCAGATGCACGCTGCCTACGTCCAAGACGCTGCGGAATACGCTGGCAAGGATTGGGTGCATGAGGATGCCTTCGACCGTGATACTGCCATTCAGATCTTTGCAGCCTACATGGCTCGCTATGCAACCGAAGACCGTCTGGGCAGACCACCCACTGCCGAAGACATCGCGCGCATTCATAATGGAGGACCCAATGGCTACAAAACATTTGCGACTGATAGATACTGGCAACGGGCACGGACCGCAATGCGCTGACGAATAATGACCGATCTACACACGCTCACGCATACCAATCCGCCCGGCAGCGCGCGGGCTATTTGACACGGTCACGAAGTCGTATGCGTGTTAATTATCTGATCACCAAAGTTTTTATTCGGCAGGCCCTGCTCGACGGCGCCGGCGACCTGGTCACGGATGCCGAGCTCGCGCTGGATGCCTTGCAGGCTTTGCAGCTCGGCAACTACACCACCGGCACCGACTCCGACACTACGCTGATCGCGACTTCCGAAGCTGGTAAAACCTTCCAATTCCAAGTCACGCCAGGCTTATCGCGGCTCCAGATCATGGGCTACTGCGAAGAGGCGATGGCGCGCATCGAGCTGTGGATCGATAAGAATGCGGCCCGCACCGTACCGCTCTCAGCTGCCGCGCTAGTGCCGGCGATCTATGCTGGTCTTTTGACTAAGCGCACCCGCACCCGTCCGTCTTTCTGCTAATCCCATGACTACTATCCTCGACTCTTTCGGCAATCCCGCAGCACTTCCTCCGCGCGTTTCAGCGTCGATCCGTGGCTGGTCTCCTGGTGGCTATAACGCCGCCGCATGGTCGCCCGACCGTGCCCGCATTACCAACGCCGCGACCGATTCCTCGCGCGATATTACTCCCTTCACCCGTGGCCAGATCGACCGCATCGCGCGCTACTTGTGCAAAAACAACGGCATGATCAAGGGCCTAAAGCTCGACTTTGTAAAGTACGTCATCGGCCCTGGCATCTTCCCTTATGCAGACTCGGGCGACGAGGGCTGGGACGAAGCCGCCGACGAGTGGTTTATGGATTGGGCCGACATCTGCGACATCAGCGGCCGCATGTCCTTCTGGGATATGCAACGCGCGCGCGAGTCGAACCGCTTCGAGTCTGGCGATGTGTTTACCATCTTAACGCAAAAACCTTCTGGCTACCCACAGCTCAAGCTAGTGCGCCCACATAACGTCCGTAGCGATGGCGAGGATGGTTATAACGACGGCATCAAGGTCGACCGCCACGGCGCCACTCAGCGGATCAAGTTTCTCCAGCCTGACGGCACCTATCGCACTTTGCCTGCGCGCTCGGTCGATCACTCGATGATGATGGAAGCCGGCGACGAGGTGCGCCAAGTCTCGGCCCTGCACGCCGCGATCGAGCACTGCCAAGACAGCGCCGAGATCCTCGGCTTTGAGAAGCTAGCGATCAAGGACCACAGCCGCGTGTCGCGCATCATCAAAAAGGATTACAACGGCTACGAAGACGAAGACGACGGCAGCGATGTCGAAGCCCAGCTCGAAGCCGTGGCCTCAGGCTCGCCGCGCGATATGTCATCGGTGCCTTACGAGAGAGTCGTCGGCGGCGAGATTATCCGCCTCAACGTGGGCGAGGATATGAGCAGCTTCGCGAGCGATCGCCCTGGCACCGCATTTGCAGGTTTCCTCGAGTTGCTCGGCCGCGAGGTCACCGCTTCGACTGGCTGGCGCTACGAGTTCAGCTGGAACCCGACCGGCATCCCCGGCACCGCGATCCGCCAGATCCTCGATTCTATTTCGCGCACCGCGCTACTGCGCCAGACCTGCGAGATCCGCAGC